GAGGGCGAGACAAGCTCAAGAGCAGGATCCAAGAGCGCGTCTTCGAGGCTCAGCTGGCTTCGCCGAAGATCCCATTCACCGATGGTGGCATCGGCCAGATCGAGGGAGCCTCGAGGGCCGCCGTCGAGGAGAGTACGACGGAAGGATTCATCGCGACCGATCCCCCGGTCGAGTGGACCGTCCCGAAGGCTGCCGACATCCCGAGCGGAGACAAGGCGAAGCGCGAGCTCCTCGGGACCAACGCGATCAAGTTCAACGCGAAGGTTCAGGGCGCGATCCACCTCGCCGAGATCAGGGGCACCGTCTCGGCGTAGCGTCGAGCCGACCTGAGGACAGGAGCAAGAGGAGACTCGAACATGACGACGACCTACGATCCGGCGAAAGTCGACATGATCCTAAACGGGGTCAGGTTGACCGGCTTCGCCTCAGGAACCTTCATCTCGATCGAATACAACGCCGACTCGTGGTCGACTCAGGTCGGAGCTGACGGGGAGGCTGTGCGTTCGAAGTCGAACGATCAGAGCGCTCAGGTGACCGTCACGGTGCTGCCCGGTAGCCCGGCGAACGCGATCCTCGGAGGCCTGAAGGCCCTCGACGATGCCGACAACCGAGGAGCCGCTGCCTGCATGATCAAGGACCCGCACTCGAACACGGTGCACCTGTCCGAAGGCATGTACGTCAAGAAGGAGCCGAACACGGTCTACGCCGTCGAAGGCCAGGCCAAGGAGTGGACCCTCGAGACTGGCCGACTGAAGGCAGCGCACGGGGCCTCGACCGAAGCGATCTAGGCTCGCCTCCCCTCGCGGTGGGTCAGCGCGGGGGGAACTCACCACTGACCCGATAGGAAGGTGACACGATGCCGATGCGACTTCACGAGATCCAGATCGGAGCTGATCAGTGGAGCGTCAACTCGCTCCCTGCTACCTCTGGCCTGGTCACGTCGGGCAAGCTTGCTTCGCTCGTCGGGCCATCGCTCTCGGCGATGGGAGACGCCTCGACGGGAGAGGGACTCGACATCACGGACAGCCTCGCGGCGAAAGCCGTCGGCGCCCTCTTGGGGCAGATGTCCGATCCGAAGGCTGTGCAGGTGATCAAGGAGCTCCTTCCGGACATCCGGAAAAACGGGAAGCCGATCACCTTCGATCTCGAATTCGCCGAGGACTACGGCGCCCTGATGCGACTCGTCGGTTGGGCGATCAAGTTCAACTTCGCGAGTTTTCTCGACGCTCATCCCGCGCTCCGATCTATCGTCCAGTGGACCGAGCAAAGGATGAGCGACTCAGAGCTCTCGCACCTAACCTCGACTGGCGCATCTGGCGAGTCGTCCTCGCGGGCAAAGCCAGCCTGAAGGAGTTGCAGACCTACTACGACGTCGACGACCTGGCAGACTTCCACGAGGCACTAGACCTCGAGCTCGAGATGGCTCCGAAGCCGCCGAAGCCGGGGAGGTAGGAGGGCCCACCGATGACCATCGTCAGAGAACTGATTACGGTCCTCGGCTACGACGTCGACAAATCAGGCGTGAAGGGTGCGGCGGATGCCTTCGCCAGCCTGAAGGCGAAGGCGATCGCCGTGAAAGCCGCGTGGGACCTCGCCGTCGGAACGCTCCGGACCGTAGTCGTCGAGACTGCGGACGCTGGCGACGCCGCGGCGAAGGCGGGAAAGCGGCTCGGGATCTCGGCTGAGGAGGTCCAAGAGCTAGGCTTCGCTGCCGAGCGCTCTGGCGTTCCGATTCAGGCATTGCAGAACGGGATCCGCTCCCTGCAGCGCAGGGCAGCGGAGGCCGGCGAGGGGAACAAGGCTTTTGCTGAGGGCTTCAAACGCCTGGGGATCTCGGCGAAGCAGGCCGCGCTGACTCCGACGGTCGACCTGCTCGAGCAAGTGGCGACGGCACTGCAAGGCGTGCAGGACGAAGGCGAGCGGACTGCGATCGCGATGAGGGTCGCCGGCGACGGTGGCGCTCAGCTCCTCCCCCTCTTCCTCGAGGGCGCGAAGGGGATCCAAGCGCTCAGGTCGGAGGCTCGGGATCTGGGCTTCGTGATGGACAACGAAGCCGCGGCAGCGTCCGAGGTGATGGCAGATTCCTTCCTGAACCTCGAGCGGGCGACGGAAGGCGTGATCAGACGGGTCGGCGTTCAGCTCTTCCCGATCTTCCGACGAATCACGGACTCGACGACGCGATGGCTCGTCGAGAACCGTCGCTTGATCGACCAAGGGATCAAGGTCCTCGTCGGCATCCTCGAGCGCTCCCTCGATCTGCTCTCCGAGTTCTACCGGCTGATCGTCGAGAACCGTCGAGCCGTTGCGCTCTTCGCCGCGGTCCTTGCGTCGGCTGCCCTGCCTGGCCTATTCGCTTTGACGAAGGCCTTCCTTGCGCTCTTCATCGCCCAGCTGAAGGCCGTCGCGATCCCGGCGCTCATGACAGCCGGATTCATTGCGTTGGCTGCCGTGATCGCTCTCGTGATCGAGGACGTGTATGCCTTCGTCACAGGCTCCGAGAGCCTGATCGGGAACCTGATCAAGGTCTTCGTCGAGGCTCCGATCGACCCCAACGAGCATTGGATCCTGACGGTCCTGCGGGACATCATCGCGGGGGTTCAGTGGGCGGTCGAGTCGGTCGACGATTTTTTCAAGATCTGGACGGCTCAGGCAGTCAAGACCGGGTCGGTCTGGGGCGGGGTTGTCGAAACTCTGTCGATGGCCTGGGAAGGCCTGGTCAAGGTGATCGAGGACGCGATCGACGCCGTGAACATCTTCGGGGACGACGACGAGGAGAACCGGAAGAACCGAGACCAGCCTCAGAGGACCGGCAGGATCCCTCGACGCATCCTCGATCGGAGCCGGCAGATCGAGGCAGGCCAGGCCCCGGGCAGCCCTCAAGAGCTCGTCGATCGCCGACTTGCTCTTCTGGGGCCCCAGTCCCCCGGCCAGGCTCCGGTTCCCTCGGTTCCGGTGATTCAGCCGACGCAGACCGGGGGCGCAAGCCAGACGGTCGTGCAGGGCTCCCAGGCGCAGATCTCGATCAGCCTGCCCCCTGGGACCGACCCGAGCGAAGTCGGCGAGAGCGCCTCGCGAGCGTTGCGAGACGTCCTCGAGGAGGACCGGCGAGAGGCTGCCCGAGCTCTCGGCGCTTCTGGTAGGGTTGTGAGGTGACCTGCGAGGTTCAGGGATGCGACGCCGAGGTCGTTCTGCAGTGCAAGTGTATCCGTGGGCACAAGCGCTGCTCTAAGGGGCACGAGTGGCACACATGCCTCGAGTGTGGCTCGATCGTGTTCGAGCCTGCCGACCACAGCAAGCCTCCCCCGAAATGCACGTGCGAAGATAGGACGGAAGGACCGTGAGCGCCGAGCTCGCCACTCTCCTCGGGGTCAAGGGCCCCGAGATCGGTCCGATCCAGATCGACGCTGCGATTACCGAGACGCACTCCCTCTCGGCTCAGGTCGTCCAGCATCCGATCGAGGACGGTGCCGAAATCGCCGATCACATCTCGCTTAATTCGAGGACGTATCAGCTCGAGGGCGTGGTCGCTCGAGCGCCAAACTCGGTCGCCGGCGCCCTGACTCAGGGCCTCTTCTCGAGGAAGGATCAGGAAGCCTACCTCGACCTCGAAACCCTCTTCGAGAACCGGGAACCGTTCGTCGTTGTGACGGGCCTCCGGGTCTATCCGAGTATGGTGTTCTCGAGGTTCACGGTTCGGCGCAACAAGGACACCGGGCAGGTTCTCTCGTTCTCGGCGGAGATGGTCGAGATCAGGGTCGTCAAGAGTGAGACCGTCGCCGCGGCTCCGATCCCGAGCGCCAACGCGAAGGGGGCCCCGAAGACCGACCAGGGCCCGAAGCCGGTCACGCCTGCCCCTGAGGCAGCGGCAGCGAGCTCGGGGAGCACGCTCTCGAAGATCGGCACGGTCGACTGGCTCGAGGCGTTCAAGGCATGGGTGGGAGGTCTCGCGGGATGAGCGTCTTCGCTGTCCAGACCTCGACGAGGCTCCCCCGGTACGTCCAGCGGGTCACGCTCGACGGCGGGGTTTACTCGCTAGACTTCCACTGGAACACTCGCCTGGGGGCATGGTTCGTCGATGTTCTCGACGCCGACGGCGAGGTCCTCGTCGCCGGTCGCCGATGCGTCGTCGACAACATCCTGCTCGGACAGTTTGAGCACCTAGAGATCCCGCCGGGGATCCTGACCGTCTTCGACACTTCCAGACGTCTCGCTCCCCCGGTCCTCGACGACTTCGGGACCCGGGTCCTGATGCTCTACTTCGACAAGGAGTCGGCCGACAGCGTGATCCGTGGGGTGAGCTGATGGGGGAGCTCTTCTCTCGTCGGGCAGCGGTGACCGTCGGGACGCTCCGGGTCACCGGCCTTCGGATCGCGTTCCGGGTGACGAAGTCGGCCGAGTCGGAGGCGAACCAGTGCGAGGCGACGATCTGGGGCCTATCTGAGGCCTCGAGGGGGAGGATTCAGGACGAGCTCCCGACGTCTCTGATCATCGAAGCAGGCTATGAGGACAGCACGTCGACGCTCTTCTACGGCGAGGCTGTCCGACCTCGGAGCGTGAAGACTCCGACGGGTTGGGTTACGAAGATCGCCGGCTCAGACGGACACACCCCGCAACGTGAGATCGTGAATCTAAGCATGCCCCCCGACACGTCGGTAGGAGACGCGATCGCAACGATCGCCCGAAAGATGAAGGTCGGCGCCTCGACAGCCCTTCGGCGTGCTCTCGCCGGCGACTTCGACGGAGGCCTCTCAGCCTTCGCGAATGGGCTCACGTTCAGCGGGTCGGCCAAGGAGGAGATGGACAAGTTGACCTCGAGCCTCGGCGTCGAGTGGAGCATCCAAGACGGTGAGCTCTTGATCCTGAACGAGGGAGACACGGCAGGGGAGGCTGTTCTGCTCTCCCCTGACACCGGCCTGATCGGGTCGCCCGAGACGGCTCAGGACGCGAAGAACAAGTCGCTCACGCTCGTCAGGTGCCGGTCCCTCCTTCAGGGCATCATCAACCCTGGTCGTCGGCTCGAGCTAGAGTCGGAGGCGATCTCGGGGAGCTATCAGGTCAGAAAGGTGATGCATCAGGGCGACACGCACGGCCCCGGTTGGTACTCCGACCTCGAGTCGAGGGAGCTATGAGCGACACCAGGACAGCGGCAGAGGTCTCGCCGAGCTGGGCCGAGCTGATCGCTAGAGCTATCGAGGACCGCCTTGCGTCGGTTCACACTGGGCTCCCTGGCTACGTCGAGAGCTACGACGCCGAGTCGCAATCGGCATCGATTCAGCCTTCGCTCGAGCGAGCCTTCCAGCTCCCAGACGACTCGATCGAGGTCCAAGCCGCTCCGATCCTGTACCGGATCCCGGTCGTGTTCCAGGGGGGCAACGGCTGGCGGTTCAGGTTCCGACTGAAGGCCGGCGACGAAGTCTTCCTCGCCTTTGCCGAGCGGTCCCTCGACCGATGGAAGGACTCGGAGCAGGGCTCGACTGTCGACCCGGTCGAGAGCCGGAAGCACGACCTGAGCGACGCGATCGCGATCCCGAATCTGAGGCGAAGGGGCTCGGCTCTTCCGGACCCCGGCGACGACTTCGTGATCGATCACGAGGACGGCGATGCTCGACTCGTCCTGAAGCCAGACGGCACGATCGAGCTCGGCGTCGGCGCATCGGCGTCGGTCCCCCTCGGCGAGGCGCTGTCGACGTGGCTCACGACTCAGCTCACAGTCTCGACCGCGTTTGGCCCGAGCGGTCCCTCGACCGTGCCTCTGACTTCGGAGCAACTCTCGAGCAAGGTCAAGGTGACGCCGTGACCCTGGCTCTAGCCACCCTCGAGGATGCGATCCGGTCGATCATCGATCGCGACTTCGACGACTTCGACGGCTTCCCTGGGTCCGACGAGGAGGTCGGCGAGCGCTGGACCGAGGCGATCCGAGTCTACTTCGCCGAGATGGTCTCGCCCCCGTTCCTCCCCGAGCATCACGAGACGGCAGCGGCGGAGATGAGGACCGCCATGGTCGGCGCAGGCGTCCCTCCTGTCGGCGATGCTCCTGCCCCAGGGCCGACCATTGTCCCGACAGCGATCACGCTCTACGCATCGACGTTGGCCCCTCTCGCCAGCCTCGTCGGGTTCGCTGCGACCCCTCCCCCTCTTCCGGCTCCGTTCGTTCCTGCCGGTGGGCCCTCCCATGCCGTGGCGACAGCCCTCGCGACAGCCCTCGACGCATGGGCCCGGACAGGCCTGCAGGCCCCTCTTCCCGCTTCGCCCTCGTCGCCTTGGGCGTGATAGGCTGGACGCGTGACTCTGGGCCCAGACCTTCAGCTCGACCCCGAGACGCACGACCTCCTCTTCGGACCTGACGGCGATCTCGTGATGGCGACAAACGTCGGCCAGCACATCAAGATCCGGCTCTTGTTCTTCGAGGGTGAGTGGTTCCTCGATGCAGGACTCGGCACGCCCTACTTCCGAGACATCCTGAAGAAGGCGCCGAACCTGAGCCACGTGACGGCCGTTTTCCGGCAGAGGATCATCGAGACGCCGGGGGTCATCGAGCTGACCGAGCTCGAGCTTGACTATGACAACCCGACCCGGAAGCTCTCGGTCCGGTTCAAGGCCGAGACGACGACCGGTTCAGCAAACGACGTCGTCGAGATTCAGGTATAGCCATGACAGAATTCGGCCTAACGCTTGCGGGTTTCGTCCCGATGAGCCTTCAGGACGTGAAGGCAGACCTCGAGGGCGCCATGCGAGGCGCGTTCGGTCAGAACGTGAAGGTCGCAGGCGAGAGCGTGAACGGGCAGTTCATCGGCATCATGTCTGAACGCCTCGCCGACCTCTGGGAGCTCGCAGAGAAGGTCACTGCCTCGGCCTACCTCTTCGGCTCTGCCGGCGCTGCCCTCGACGACGTCGTCGCTCTAGCTGGCAAACAGAGGAACCAGGCCACGCCCTCGCAGGTCGTGCTCGAGCTCGCCGGCGACCCGTTCACAGTGATCCCGGCTGGCCAAGTCGTGCGAGACCCGGTGCAAAAGATCCGTTGGGTCACGACAGAGGCCGGCGACCTCGGGGCAGGTGGCTCTGATCTGGTGGCAGCCGAGAGCGAGGAGGACGGGGCGATCCAAGGACTCGCCGGCACGCTGACCGAGATCGTCACCTCGGTGACCGGCTGGGCGACCGTGACGAACCCGGAGGACGCCGACGAGGGGCGAGCCGTCGATTCCGACTCGAAGCTCCGAGCCGACACGCAACTATCCTTCAGGGCCGGGGGAGGCTCTGCCACGGAAGCGGTTCGGGCGTTCGTTCTGAGGGTCCGGAACGTGACCGAGTGCCTCGTCGTTGCGAACCGAGGGCTCGAGCCTGACGCAGACGGGAGACCCGGGAAGAGCTTCGAGACCATCGTCAGGGGCGGAGACGGCCAGGAGATCGCCGACGCGATCTGGTTCTCTCAGCCGGGTGGGATCGAGTCCCACGGGTCGACCACGTCGGCCGTCACGGATAGTCGCGGCGACTCTCAAACGGTCAAGTGGAGCCGACCGGAAGAGGTCGAGATCTGGCTCCGCGTTCAGTACCGCCCCAAGGTCGACAACAAGGGCGATCCTATCGTCGACCCGGACGACCTCGAGGCCTCGATGCTCGAGGAGGTCCTCGACTTCGCCGGCACCTACCAGATCGGCGATCCCGTCGTACCTTGGAACGTCGAGCAGAGAATCGAGACCGAGGGCATGGATCGAGTGACGGTCCTCGCCGGTAGGACCTCGGTCCCAGACTCCCTCGACCCGATCGTCCTCGCTCGAGGGGAGCTCGCCGAGGTAGACTCTGGCCGGGTTCAGTTTCAGCAGCTGACCTAGGAGATCAGACGCATGGCCCGATTTATTCGCTCCGCAAGCCTCGCCAACCTGAACGCGGTCCTTGAATTCTTCTTTCAGGGGCTACGCGACGAAGGGTGGAGCGAGATCGTTCTGAACGCCTCGACGACGCAACCGGGGTCGGCTCAGCTCGGGAAAGAGTCGATCTTCGAGGCTCCTGGGGAGGCAGCCGGAAGCGGGAACGCTCGCGGGCATTTCATCGGGTTTGCTCGCGAAAATTCGCTCGACATCGCAGCTCGCAACGTCGGCTTCCTGCTCTACGCGGGCATGGGGAAGAGCGCCGTCTTCGACATCTCGAGCGCCTCAGGGAGTGGGACCGCTCTCGACATCACGACGACGGCGACCCACCCGTTCCAGGACACGGCCGTCGACGGTGGCGACATGGTGATCTGGAACGGGATCAGCAATGCCGCCCTGAACCAAGGAGTCGGAGGCACGCCCTCGGCACCATCGAGAGTCCAAGCCGTCGGGGGAGCGACGCAATTCGACGCCGTGATGGGGACGTCTGTCGGAGTCGGCCCAGTGACGGGCACCGGCGGCAAGTGCCTTGCGCTCTATAACTGGGTCGGATCAAGGCACAACGACACCGACAACCACGAGTCTTGCGTCGCCCTGTCGACGGATGAGCCGATGGACGCCTTTGCCTTCGTAGACAAGCAAGGGATCATGGGCTGGATTCAGAAGGGGGGCCTTTACTACGGCTTCGCAGTTGGGGCGACGGGGAGAGGCCATGTCCAAGCCCAGGGGAGCACGATCGCGAAGCTGAGCGCCGAGGCCGTGGGGCTCGGGGCTGGGACCGCGGTAACCCTGAGCCTCGACCGTGCTCCTGCCGCTGTCTTCGCCGAGGACCTGCCGACGAATTCGTACATGCGTGTCTGCCTGTACCCACCCGACAGCGCCGGCGCTCAGATGTCGGGCGTCGTCGATCGGTCGCAGAACGGCAGCCCCTATCCGAAGGTCGTCGCGGTCGGGCCCGGCAATCAGATCCAAGTCGAGGAGCTGCCCGCGTTCACCTATCCTATCGGCACGGTCGTCGGTGACGACTGCGCCGATCTCGTCTGCATGGGCTACGGCCGAACAGGCAACGGAAATACGAACCTAGGGGCCCGCGACTGGTACTCCACCGAGATGCCTGACGAGGCAGCAGAGTCGCAGGCGTGGCCGATCAGCCCGGTCAATACACTCTGGGACTTCGAGGGCCTGCTCGGAGCGCTCGCCGTGACCAACCTCGACCCGACGCGAGCCAACCGGTTCCACGAGGTGCCTCACCGGCTCGAGCGGGCCGGCGACGGCTGGCGCTATCCAGTGATCGGGATGTTGGGCTGGCCTGTCGGCTCGACGAACGATCTCGACTTCATGCGGACTGGAGATCCTGCGAACGCTCCCGACGTCGACTTCCTGATGCTCGTGAACATCCTCGCGGATATCGCTGGTACGGCTGTCGGGCTGGGGCCGAAGGCTACGACCTAGGAGACCGCATGCCTCGCCAACGATACGACATCGACAAGGAGCTCCCTCCGTTCGCCCAGCACAACCGGGTGATCTCGGAGCGCTTGCGGATCGCCGCGGTGGGCTACTGGGCGATCCGTGAGAAGCACGGGCACGGGTCGCGCCAAGAGCAAGACGCCCTCGACGACCTGATGCGGGTCACGAGACAAGCCTTCCTGCTCGAGCATCCTCAGGAGGTCGACGAGGCAGGCGACCTCGTCGGCTCGCGCAAGATCTCGCACGACGGGCCCACCGATACGTGGTCGGTCGACTCGAGGTTCCCGGGGGGAACGGCAGCCAGGAACCTGATCAAGATGCGCCGGCGTATGGCCGTCGAGCGTGCTCTTCTCGGAGGCTAGACAGTGACGAAACAGCATTTCAACTCGGCCCTGCAGGCCTATCTGACGGGCGGCTCTCTCGACTGGGTCTCGACGCCGAACATCGTGGTCTCACTGGTCCGCAGTTACTCGTTCAACGCTGCCCATGCGACGGTCGCCGACGTGACCGGGGCCGGGGGCGTGATCCATGCGACTCAGGCTCTCACCGGTCGGACAGCTCCGCTCGGGAACGGCGTCTTCGATGCCGACGACGTCACGTTCCCGGCCGTGGTCTCGAACCCGAGCGCCCACGGCCTGCTTTGTCACGAGGATAACGCGGTTCCGGCGACAGACCGGGTGCTCTTCTGGATCGATGAGGGCGTGAATATCCCGGTTGTCCCGGATGGCAACGACGAAAACATCGTCTGGGATTCAGGCTCTATCCTGATGGGCAAGATCTAGCCGGGGGCGAATGTGGCGACAGTCCTCGGAGTCGTGTCGGATGCACAGCTGACCGGCTTCAGGGTCAGCTCGGCAGGGGCTAGCGGTGCAACGGTGCATCAGGGCACCGTCACGACCTCGGCAGAGGTCGGTCAATTCTTCGATCACGGCGACCTCGACGTCTCTGTCTTTCAGGGCGTGCGGCAAGCGGGGGTCTATGACGGGTCGGGCGTGCGGAAGCCGTTCGAGATAGGCTCCTAGCGTGGCGCACGTCCAAGGAACGCCAGCGCCTCAGGGGCTCATCGGATACCGGGTCAGCTCGGCCGGCGCCGTCGGCTCGACGTATCACCAGGGCGTCACGGTCAAC